ATGTTCACCGCCACAGAGGATGCCACAGTAGATGAGCAGATAGCTGAGTACGAGGCTAACAAGCTCCAGAAGCGCCGTGAGGGCATGTCAGCGACCAACGAGAGCCTCAGACTACAGCTAGATCAAATAGGCGTGTACGGCGTTATGAGCGCGGCTGTGGCCACCTTAGATGCCAAGGCTGAGTACGAGGGTGTAGATGTCACGCCATACGCCATTCACTGGGGCTATGCCACGACCATCAACCGGCTTGATGAGTGGGTGACCGAGGTTGCAGAGGCGGCTGGTATTACTGACGAACAACTTGATGACTTATTTGAGGCGGCGGGAGGCCAATAAGATGATCAGATCGTTCAGCCATGATGCGGCGAAACCACGCAGTGGTGATGTTGGTTCCAGCGTACAAAGATCGCTTTTTGTAGTGGGTGTGAACGTAGCATCGCCCACTCGACTTGTGGCGATGCCAGTAAACTTTCTTGGCAGACCTTTGATTAAGCTGATTCATAGAGTTATCGACAGCGCGAAGATTGCACAGTCTGTTATCGCTTTTGTCATGGTTAATGTGGTCAATCATTTCCGGCTCATCACCATTTGCCAAAAACCATGCCAGCCTGTGTCCAAGGTATTGCCTGTATTCGTAGGTAATTTGAACGTAGCCATTTTTGCCGATAGATCCGGCAATGCTACCGGGCTTGATGCCTCGGCTTCTATTGATAAGCCAAATCAGATTTCCCGTTTCAGGGTCGTAGCGCAAGACATCGCGGATAGATTCAGGGATACTTTTGCGAGCCATATCAAACCTCCATTTGATGTGGTTAGGGGGCTGAGGATTGCCGTCCTCAGTACCCCGATTCTAGCATTGTCTCTGACAGCTTGCACCAGCGCGGAGGAAAGAGATGTCCACATGCACAACCAAATCCGAATGGTTCAAGTCCAAAAAGAAGCAGATTCAAAACTTGCGATTGCAGAAGCTAACGCAAAGGTGGCGCTGTATGAAGCTCTTGCTGATGTTGCCAGAACCAATCCGGAGCAGGCTAGTGCGGTGGTCGTTGCAATGGCAGTTCAGGGAGTTGGTCAAGAAAAAGAAGATAGTGATACTCGCATAGTTCCCTTGCAACCCCTTCAAAATGAAACGCTGGAGTACGCTCGTGTATTTGCGGCTCCATTGATGAATGCAACAACAGCAGTCGCAACCGCTTACATCAACGCTGATGTGGCAAAGCGGCAGTCGGATAACGCGGCAAGGGTACAGGTGACAGATGCTCTCCAAGATTCAAGAATTGTTGAGGCGGTTGCGGAAGTGGGTATTGCGGCGGCTGAGACGAGTGGACTGTTTGTTAGCGGTGATAACTACGCGCTTAGTGATTCTGCAAGCATCTCTCAAGATCAGGCTTCTACTGTGGCGGAGACAACGACAACTACGGAAACAACTACGAGTAGTGAAATAACTGATAGCTACAACACAGAGAATGCAGACTCATATAACGATCAGTCTGATAACACTGATAACTCTTATGTGACCTATGGTGATAAGCAGATGACGTTGGAAAGTCTGCTGGCATTTCTTTCTGAAAGCGGAGAGCCGTACTCATTTACTGTAGGAGAGGAAACCTACACAGACACTACTGAAGAGGAAGAGAATGCAGGCTTGAACTGCGTCCCTACCTTTGATGGCTTTGTCTGCACTGGAGAATAATATGTCGGCTGACTACGACACTAGCACTCCCGGCATACAGGGAATTGAAGAAGTGCATGGCGCTACTGTTCTGGATGATGGCTCTATATATTTTGCTCCAAATGAGCTTTATGAAGAGCGCCAGAACAGAGACTTTACTTACAGGTCAGGGATAGATCCTATCGACTTTGCTGGTTACGTCAGAAGAAATGGCGTTAACGGCAATCAATCTCATGCTGGAAACATTCTTAATGACATGCTTTTGGAGTGGGATAAAGGCAACACAAATAGCTACGGTAACTATACAGCCAGACTGCTGACCTCAGATATGTTTGATGAGGCCACACAGCTAGCCGACATGATGGGTTCTCTTTATATGGATGGCCATAGTAAAGAGCAGATATATCAAATGATCGGCTTGGGCAATGGCGTAGCTGGTGCTTACAACTTAGGTGAGAATTACAGGCCGAGCTTTGGGCCTCACGATACGGCTGAGAATTACACGCCAAGCTTTGGACCTACCCAGATGAACATGAGGAATGCTGATCCTCAAGGGTCTGGAATGTTTAATATGATTTCGCCTGTATCTATTGGCTATCAGCCTGCTACTGGCGCAGAAGGAATGCTTACAAACTTTGTTTCTAACAACCGTCGATCTTTGATTAACAGCTTACTTCAAGGTTAGGCATTAGCAATGAGTGACCAAAACAATTATTGGGTAATTACCAGCAGGGCTAAGGGGGATGCTAGCAACCCTTTTGGCGGCAGTGCCACAGCCAATCAAACCTCTCAACTTGTTCAGATGACAGAGGATCAGATACGTAAGGAGTATCAAGATTCTGGTCAGCTACAAGATCATTTTGGTTCCTTTGATAGTTACATGACTTACATTGGTGAGTCGCAGGATTGGGTTCAGTCTGCTGAATGGATGATGGCAAACCCTGAGTACGAAAAAGGTGAAAGAGAGTGGCTTTATAATAACAGAGAAGATGTCATGTACCGTCCCGGCGAAAGGGACGAACTGCAAAACAAAATCCAGACAGATATATCCCTCGCAAGGCAAAACGCCTATGCGCTCTGGCTAAATGAGGGCGCTGAGCTAATGGATAAGTGGGGTCTTAACCGCACTATCTATAACGATGATGGCGACAAATTTAAGTGGACAGGCTCTGGATACCAGAAGACCTACAAGGTAGATGATCACGCTGGCGTTGGCGATTACATAAAGACGGCTATAGTAACCGGTGCGGCGCTCGCGGCAACCCCTGCATTAGCTAGTGCATTAGGCGGGATTGGCGGTGCGGCCTTGCCTGCTGGTTTAGCTGGCCCTTCTGCCCCATTGATTGGCGGCAAACTTGCTACAGGGTTAGCGGCTGGGGCAACAAGCGCGGCTAGTCAGGGGCTTCTTACCGGGAGCATAGATCCGAAGTCTGTTCTTACCAGTGCTGTTATGGCTGGTATTAATCCCGGCGGGTATGTGGCTGATAACTATGTCCCGTGGAGAAAAACCGATTTCTTCACAGGAGACAAGAGCTGGGCCTTTGGTGGCGCTCCCCCTTCTAGCTTCATGGGTGGCTTAGTCAGCGGCACTGTTAATGATCTAGTCTCTAACGGAATCATGAACGGCGAGATTGATCTGCAAGGCTCTTTAGAAAAGGGGCTGATATCTGGCGGCCTTAACTCTTTCAAAAATGCCTATGATGAGTACAGACTAAACAGCGAGGAGAACCTTGCTGACGAATATCAATTCAACAATCCCGATGCGACTAGGGAGGAAGCATTAGCTTGGGCTAACTCTCCAATAAATGCAGACCGCCTAAACAAAACAGACTTGGGCGCACTGATTGGCGAAAATGGCCTGCTCAATTTTGTTCCTCAGCTCGATACATCAGGAATCCGAAATACCTTTGACTTTATTGGCAATGGGGTAGATGGCCTGCTAAACGGCTTTGAGCTGGGTGACTACAGCACTATGGGGCTAATCAACAACCCTGTTGTTAATGGCGCGACTAGCTTACTAGGCAACTTGCTCCCCAGTGGATCAGGCGAGCCAAGCGACGATTTTCAAGCTCAGTGGGATCAGTTTAGTCAGGAGTGGTATGACAACAACAGCGGCAATTCTGATTTAATTGACAGCAACGGCAACCCAACCGTGGCTGGCGCAATAGATAAGAATCAGTATGTGACAACTAAGATCGACAACTATGATGCGTTTTACTATTCAAACTCTGGTGGCCTAAATGAAAACTATAGTTGGTCGCCCAATCCAAGGGGTGAGTCAGAGGTATGGGGGACGCTGGATGGCATAGATGGCACATACTCAACAGGCGGCGTACCGATCTCGCCGATGATAGGCGCGGGCAACTCAACCATTAGCCCCATTCTGGATGCTGATGGCAACGTAACAAAGCCTTTGAACTTTGGCCCTGAGTTTACTGCCCCTGACTATGTTCAGCCCGGTTATTCAACAAACACCGTACTGTCATCAAACAATGATGCGGCGCTTAGAAACTACGGACTGATTAGCCTTGTTCAAGATTTAACTGGTGATGATGACAAAAACGCCAGTAGCAACAGCAATGCCAGCAGTAATACAACAGACCTTAATGCGGGCGAAACCGCTGTCAGCAAAGATGAGACGCTAGCCGGTGCTGATCCTAATGCAGGCGAAACCGTTGTCAGCACGGGGGAGACGCTAACTGATAGCCAAACCGTTGTTAGTTCAACTGATGAGCTGGCAGGCGCTAGTAGCACTGATGAGCTGGCAAGCGGTAGTAGCGCGGTATTGCCGGGAACACCAACTGGAGGCAGGGGCGGGGCGCTCACAGATTGGACGGATCTATATGGCTATACAAAGATATCGCCTTACAAAAAAGCAAGGTTGAAGGTTTTGGCTGGGATGCTTTCAGGCATTCCCGGTGTGTCAATGGGTTCACTAGCTCTTAATTTTGGTAGTGAGAAAGATCCTTATCAGAAGATCGGCAGGGCGGTTTGGGATTTTGGACAGGAGCGAAACGCATGAACTACCTTGAAATGATTAATGAAGTATTGGTTCGCATGAGGGAGATAGAGATAACTCCTGAGCAGGGCGTACTAAGCAAGGATCTAGACCCCCAGCAGAAGATGGTATGCAAGCTGGTTAATGACGCCCGTAACTTTGTAATGCGAGCGCATACTTGGAATGCATTCAGAACTGTATGGATACTTGATCTTGCTCATGGCGTTAACCGTTACAACCTGAGAGGTGGCACAGAGCAGTCAACTATCAGCTTTATTCGCTACGACGATGGCCCCCTTATTCAAGAAGTGAACATGCACGAAATATCTAGCAGGCCGTCACGACAGGGTAGGCCCCTGTGGTTTGCTCCCGGCTGGGTCAATCTAGGAGATGCCAGCCCTATCGTTGTGAAGTCATCGGAATATAACGAAAGTGAGTATGGTTCGTTTGCTGGGTATGGGCAGGGAGACGAGGTCATTAGACCCTTTAACGAAAAGTGCGTACAGATAGAGGTATGGCCTGTTCCTGACAACTCTTATGGCGGCACTGGTGATGTCTATAAATACACTGAAGCTCAGTTTGGATTAGGGCAATGGGGTCAAAAGGGATCTCAGCTATTTGCTTATGGATATTCACAGCCTTCTCCTTTGTATGCTGATGAGGATCTAATGATTGTGCCTGATGATCCTGTCATGCACTTTGCCTTGGCTTATGCCATTTCAGAAAGAGGTGAGGCTGGAGGCGCTACTGCACAGCAGGGGTTTGCCTTGGCTAAGCAATATTTGTCTGACGCTATATCGTGGGACGTTAACAACAGTCGTGGCGAATATATCTGGGAAGCCGTGTAATGCAGTTGCAACAGTTAAGCATTCAAGGGCCGGGATCTCAGGGCTTAAACTCTGAGGTAAGCCCGTTTCAGCAGAGCATAGAGTTTGCTCTTAAGGCTGACAATGCTGTGATTGATAGGGTAGGCAGGCTTGCCGCACGAGAGGCTTTTGCTGATTATGTGTGGGAGAACAACTTTTACCTTGATCCAGAAGAAGATTACGACATCGTGCGGATGGAAACCGTTATGCACGATCAAGAACAGCCTCCTGAAGTCACGCCGCTTGAGCCGTCTAAATATAATATGTCCGAATACTGCACTGCGGAATATGCAGGCTTAAACCTTGAGGACTCAGACTGCGCTCCCAACAGAGAGAATGCTTACCGTTTTGTAGAGCAGGCACAGGGAAGTCAATACGGCATAGGCCAATATGGCTTTGATGAGTACAACGGTTCATCAGTTGCTACTGGTTTTGATGATCACACTGTTGTTGGCATTGCTGGTATTTATAAGATGGAGCAAGCATATAGCTCTGAATACAACCGCCCTCAGTCAGAGTATGGAGTAATGGAGTACAGCCAAGAGCTGGACTTTACTGTAAAGAGTTACGCCTACTACATAGTCTTTCAGATTAAAAAGGGAAGGCTAGAAAAGCTGGGCCTGTGGGAGCCAAAGAACGGACTTACTGATTGCCAGCTTGTCCCATTTATGGACAGCATATTCCTGTTTAGCAAAGGCGAGCCGCCCATAGCTTTCTATAAGGGGTCTTCTGCTTTCCTGTCCAGCCATCCTAATTACAAGCCACCAAGAGATGGTGACAGAGGTGTCGATGAGAATGGAGTTCCGATCGGACTTAACGTCATTGCTCCAGAGCTTAACGGAGATGTTGCTTGTGCCGCCTATGGTCGCCTTTGGGTTAGTGGTGTTAACGGCAATTATGATGTCATTTATTACTCTGATCTTCTTGTGCCTTATCAGTGGTATGACGGCTCTATTGATTCCTCTGAGGAAAAGCCAGAGGGTGAAGACCCCTTCAACTCAGGCGGCATCATTGATGTCAGAGAGTACTGGCCTACAGGTAACGACAAGATTCAGGGCATAGCCGCACACAATGGCTTCCTGATTATCTTTGGTCGGCACTCAATCCTTATCTACTCTGGCGCACAGGGAGATCCTGCTGGCGAGAATGGTTTAAAGCTAGAGGACGCTATCAGGGATGTGGGACTCGTTAACCAAGACGCTATGTGCAACATTGGCTCTGACCATCTTTTTGTTGATCCTTTGGGGGTACGCTCCCTTGGTCGAGTAATACAAGAGAAGTCTGTTCCTATAGCAGAGCCATCACTGAATGTCGCTACAGTAATCAGGGAGCAGATAGCAGAGAACAGGGATACTGTCAGGCTTCATCACTTTATATCTAGGTCTCTGGTTGCTTGCTTGTTCCCCTTTGATAGAGAGGCATATGTCTTTCAGCTTGGTCAGCCTTCTGCTACTGGTGGGCTGAAGGCAACCTTTTGGTCTGGTTGTGATTGGTATGACGGCTGTGCTGTTAGGTCGGACTACAAGACTAGAGAGCTTTTGGGTGGCATGGAGAGTCGTGGTGTCACGATGTATGACGGTTACGATCAGCCTGTAGCATACACCTTAAGCTATGAATCTACTGTTTTGTTAAGCGGCGACAACCTGATGACTACTATGGTTCCAAAGTCTGTGCTGTATAGCTTTCACCATGACCGCAACACTACCAACCATGAAGACATTGATTTGTATTCACGCTGGGGGTTTGGCACTGAAGAGATGCCTTACATGGCTAAGTGTCACATGGCTAAGAAGAACGTCGCTAGCAACTTCACTACTTGCAAGGTCAACATGGCTGGGTCGGGCGACATGTTAAGAATAGGGTTTGATGTACCTGTTAATAGCCATCCATTTTCAATGCAACAGATTTCTATTAATACGCACTCTGGGCGTAGAACAGTTTAAGGAGAAGACTGATGGAGGAAGACGAATTTGACCCCACCGCAGGAATTTTAACAGGCATAACCAGCGCGGCCGCAGTAGCGGGGGGTATAAATCAGGCCAATAATTTGGCTGATTACGGTAAAACTTTTAACAAAAGTCTAAGGGCTTTTGGTAATACGCTTGCCGACAACAGTGCATTCAAGGGCTATGGCGTAACCAGTAGTTTAGGTAATACAACTATAAGCCCCAATGGCTCTGTCAATCTTGGTGT